TTAGCGTTCAAGAGACCGGCACCGTTAGCGGTAGGAGTCAAGCCAGCAACCAATACCTTACCAGCTTCGCCTCTTGGCAACAGGTTAGACACGTAGACGCTGAAGCGGTCCAACATACCGATCTTGCCGGTACGGACGGTGCTTGAGTTGTCGCCTGAGAAGTACGCCTGAGCGATGCTTGATTGCATCAACAGGTGACGGTCATAGGGTGACAGGATCAAGAAACGGCCATCTTCAGGAACGTTCTGCTCGTCCAAGGTCGTAGACATGCGAAGGATGGCCTTCAACACGTTTTCGGGAGTGGCTTGGTCGATAGGAGCGATGTCTGAACCTAAGTTGTAGGCAGCAGAAATAGCACCGGCAGCCGAGCCTTCGTTGAGAGCGGCAGGGCCTTCTTGCACGAAGCTATTAAAGAACACTTCGTTTTCGATAGCGATCTTCAACTGCTTGGCAGCGTCTTCGGTGAACATGTTCATCAAGTTCATGTCTGCCTGATAAGCCAGCACGTCGTTGACTTGCACGCCGAAGTACTTACCCTTGTTGACTTGCATGTCTTGGAAGCTAGGAAGGGGCACTTCGTAAGTCAAGTTCTGGCCAACAACGTAGTCAGAGATGCTAATGTTAGGAGCCAAGCGGATACGCACGGTATCGCCTTGGTTCTTCAATTCGCCTTCGTAGTCAGTGTTAGTGACTTCTGACAACATTGTGTTCTGGTAGAACTTGGCCAGCAACTTGCCTGACCACAACGTGGGGATAAACGCACCGGAGTACGAGGGGGTGGTGTCAAATGCACTTTGACCAGTGACGGGATAAACAGCAGCCATTATGGCCTCCTAAAAGTTAAAAACAGTTTGGTTTTTGACTCGGCTGCTACGGATAAATTACGCTGTAACACGGTTTTCCATATAAGCTTTGTCAATTTCAGCTTCAAGTTTCCTTGCCTCGTCGAGCTTGCCTGCACCACCTAGATCCGCCGCTTTTTTAAACATCCGTTGGACGTCTGCGTTCGTGTAAACACGTCCGCGTTGTTCGGTAGCGGTAGCACTGGTAGATGCTCGCTTTGGCTGGATTTGGCGTTCAAGTTCTTCGGCTTTAGAATTTTTACCGTTGTCGGGCTGCTCCACGGGGGCTAGTGTTTGTTTAAACATGCCTACGTAGTGTGCAACACCTTCCGCGTCGCCTCGGTTAAACGCATCTTGTGCGACAGACATTCGTGCTGCTCGTAACAACGGATCAACTTCGTTCAGCCATGCGATCCAATTAGGATCGACGTTAATATCCTGAAAATCAGGAACTAAACGGTGCAACCGTTGTTCAAACGATGCTTCGGACACTTGGTTGCCGGTACTTGTCAGTTGCTCTCGCAGCTGGGCGTTCTCGGCCTTAATAGTGTCTAACTCATCACGAAACTCTGCTGCCACTTCGCGTGCAACTTTGCGCTGGACTTCGATTAAATCCGAGCCGAATGCTTCAACATCCGCATCCGTTACCAGCGGTTCACGTTTCGCAGGCTTCTTCTCTTCTTTCGGTGGCTCAACACGCTGAAGTTTTTCAACTTGCGTTTTGAGGTCGCGAAGATCGGAGTGTAGGCGAGGCACTTCGGCGTCGTACATACCCTTTAAGGTTCGGTACTTCTGCTGCCATGTCTCTTCTGCTACTTCGGGTTCAGCCGGTTCAGGCTTTGTTTCTACAGGTTGTGTATCCTGCTCAGGTTCTGTTTCAGTTGTCTGCTCTGCTATCGCTTCTTCCGTGTCGGACTCGGACTCTGGTTCCTTACCGCGACCATGTTCAGCTTCTAGCTGCTTTTCAATCTTCTCCAGTTCCTTCAACTGGTCTTCAACTTGCTTTGGCAATGCCATCTAATTCTCCTAAAAGCTCCAACTCTGCTTTCAGCTCCTACTCCGGTCTGCTGTCTACATAATGGTTTGCTAGGACTACAAAAATACGGTTAGTTCCCTAACCGCGCCAGAATCTCGGGCGACTTTTCAACCGCTTCGAGAAAATCTGATAAGGCTTCGGCTCGACCTTGAAGACGATGGATGCGGACGTGGTCTTCCGCAACTACTAGCGAAGACTTAACTTCTTCCAGTCGTGTGCGAAATAGGTCAAGCAACGCTTCGTTTTCTGGCAGCTTGCACCGATAAAGCGGTTGCATCTGCTGCCGGTCTGGCTTTTGGCCTATGAAAATATTCATATATAGGGTTTATACCACTTGCTATTCTACGCGTCAAACGCCATTGGGGCGTGGTGACATCATGTTACTTTCTCGGCCGCCAACTTGGCTACCATCAGGGAGAACGTTTGCTGGCGCCGGGCCCTGTGTCATTCCGGGCTGACCTTCAGCACCGGGCTGGCCTTGGGCTGCGCCCATAATCATTTGTAGCTGCTGCTGCAATTCGGCTATTGTTTGCTGTTGCTGCTGCATCACGCTAAGCTGCTGGCGGTCTGGGACAATGCGCGCAATATTGCCGCTCAAGTGTTTTGCCTGATCGCGTAGTAGCTCGGCTGCGCCGTCCATGCCAACGATCTGCTGGGCCACGGGGCTGTTAAGCACAATCTGCAAGAACTCGTTGCGGCGAACTGCTTCAGCTTCTTTAATAACCAAGCTGCTAGCGCCTTTAGCCACAATATTAACGTCGCCGACCAAATCGGGGTCGTCGCTATAGCGAAGGTTGTCTTGATAAAGCCGCTCAATAGCTGGCATTATGACGTTTTGGTCGATGTTGCTAATAACCTGCTTGATACCCTTACCGGCGTTACTAATCAACATGGACAAGCCAGAAGATGTGCGCCCGGCGCCGGGAGTATGCTCGCCGGTCATGTAACGTGGAATCATCGTGTCTTCATCGGCACGAGAAGAGAACTTCTCAAACACGCTCATTAGCTCGCTAGCGTTGCTGTTCGGCTGGAAGAATGTAAGCGGTGGGGAACCGTCGTTAACTTCAGAAGCTTGGAACTGCCAAATCTTCCAAGGGTGCAAATCAGTAATGTCTTCGCCAGCTGGTAGTCGACTGATGTTTACACCAACTTGAGGGCCTGAGCTGATGCCCATGTTGTTAGCTAGTGAACGGCCAGCGGCGTTTACCATTGACTGTGCATCGCGGCACAGATCAGTAACACCTTTACCGTCTACGGAGCCGGGCAAGTTCTCATAGCTTGTTAGGTAGTAGGGCTTGCGACCCAGCGGATCGTAGTTTAGGACGGCACGAATAACAGTGCCGCCAATTAGCCACACCTCACACGGATAGTTAATGGCAGGGTCAGGAATCTCTTTTTCGGTCAAGCCCCACTCAATAAGCAGGCTACCTTTAACAGAGTCCCACAGCTGAATGGCGTCGATTAGATCGCCAGAGATGACAGCTTCGGTGTCGTTTTTACCTTCTGCGTCTGCTTTAGAGGCGTCAGTCCACAACCACTCTTTCATGCCAGAAGTGTCAAACTCGTTCAGCACTGTACGAATAGCATCGTTGTTGTAGCCGGGAACATCAATAAGCGCTTGCAGTCCTTCCGCAGTCAGGCGGTGTCGCTCGATAACGTAGCCGTCGTTAATGTCCCAAGCCCAAGGAGCCCAGTACAACATAAACGGATCAACGCGTTCCCACTCGTTACGAATAGCTTGTGTCGGCACCAGCTTGCCGTTCTCCCAAGCGAGAGTCTTGCGGCGGCGCTTAACCGGACCTTTCAAGACGGCGTACGGGAACGTAACAATATCGTCAAGGAATTCGTTGAACGCTTTGTACCAGCCGCCTTCGGCTAACTGGTCTTCCATCTTACGCTCCATACGC